TGAGAGTCATGCGGATTGATTCCGCGATACTTGCGCCAGCGCCACCCCATGCGAGGGGAAGCAATCTTTCCTGCGAATATGATGTAAGCAATGCGCTTGTCAGACTTTGCCGCGTGTCGAATCTGATCCGCAAGGTCAGGCATGAGGTCAGGCTTTTTCTTTCCAGATAGATCCCTGTCAATATCAATGGCTCTGACGATACCCTTTGCATCAGGCACGTGATCAGAAGTACGTGCTTGGTGACGAGCATCGCCAATCCAGCCGTCTGAGGCTCGATCTCTTTCTGGATAAGTATCATCTATCTGAAGCCTTAACTGCTGACCGGCTTTGCATAACTTGGGAGTCATGCCAGTAAGAGTTTAGCTTCGTCTGCTGTAATGCCTAGCTTCTCAAGTAGAGCATCCTTAGCGGTTGCATCTGCTTCTGCCTTTGCATCGGCTTCTGCCTTCTGCTCAGCTGCTAGTTCTGCCTGATAGGTAAGTTCTGCAACCTCGGCATCGGTGAGTTCAATGATTGACTCCACGCCTGTTTCGCAGTTGATTTCGATTCGTGTTGGATTAGGCATTTTTGACTCCATATAGATAGGCGGTTGAATTGGTTGCTAGGTTTGCAGATTGTCCATAAACTGAAATTGCGTTGATTGCTGTGGTCTGACTCCAAAGCCCTGCAATCATAAGAGCATAAGCCGTAGTTGCATTGTTCTCAGTTACCGCATCTGCTGAATAAGATTTATTGCTAGAACCTGCATAGTTAGGGAAGTACACGCTTACATTAGTGAAGGTGCTGGCTGTTGTGGCTGTGCCATTTACCAATCCAATTTGTCCACCGATATCAACTGATGCTGATGAAGCTGATGCGCCGTTGCCAACTAAATAACGCCCTGTAAAATTAGCAGCAGAGGTGTTCAGCTTGATGGCTAGGTTATCAATGCTTGTTCCTGCGCTTCTAACGCTAACAACTAAACATAGGTCTGTGTAAGTGCTTGGAATTGATGAGAAGTCGATTGATGAGACTGACCCACCGGCTGTCGAGCTTGCAATTAGTTCAAATGTATTTGCCATTATGCCGCCTGAATTCCGTAGAGGGTAAAGGTAGAGCCGGTATTCCAGTTACCGCCACCAGCGCCAAGGTCAATTGTTGTGATTGCGGCAGTATTGCGCCACAAGCCAACCCAAGCAGTAACAGAGTCATCTGCTCGATTGTGTCGATTTATTACAGTTTTGTTTGTTGTGGTATTTGAATAATTGTTAATATAATAAATAATGTTGCCAATTGTTGAAGTACCTAATCCACCTGTAAGTATAGAGGTTTGATTTGCCGAGCCGCCCGTGCTAGCAGATGAGCCATTACCAGCTAAATATCTCCATGAATAGTTTGAACCGCTATCAGAGTTAAAGCGCAAAGTTGGGTTATTTGCTGTAGATACAGTTCCTGCTACTACTAAGATTAAATCGGTATAGCCTGAGAATGAATTGAATGAAACTGTTGCCTGTGCGCTTCCCAGCGTTGTGGTCGCTATTGGGGTGTATGTTGATCCGGCTGCCATGATTACCCCTTAACTCCGTATAGTGCAAATGATGAATATTGAAGCCAGTTATTAGAACATACTAAAGTTATTGATGAAACCGCAGAAGTAGAACGCCAAAGCCCCGAACGGAGTCCTATCGTTCCTGTAGAATTATCATCGTAACCCCAAAGGCTTCGTGCTGTCTTATTCTTGTTAGTATCGGCATAATCTAAAATATCAATGACCATGCCACCAAAACAGTTTGCATTGTTGTTTGCTGCTGTCTCGTCTGCGATTCTGATAAAGGTTGTAGAAGTACCGCCGTTCGCAGTAACGCTTGAGCCGTTGCCATTTACTTGATGCCATGAATAGTTTGAACCGTTATCAGAGTTAAATGTCATATTGGTCTGATCATAGGTGTATGGACCGGAAGCGCGAGCGATTGCCCTGATTTGAAGGTGCTTAAATGTGCTTGGAATTGATGAGAACGATACAGAACTTGAACCGCCTGAACCCACGGTTACGGTCGCAATAGACTCATAACTGTTAGTAACAGGCGCGGTAGGCGCTGAGAGCGTACCGGCTACGATTGCTCCAATCATTAGGCAATGCCACCTGCGACATACCAAGTGTCTGTTGCTGTCTTAATGCAGACGGCTGTCTTGTACTGAGCCAAGGTAGGAGAAGCTGCTACAGCGCCGGCTGAAAGAACTGTTGTTGTGCCTGATGTGACTGCCGAGATTGTGCAGAGTCCAGCGCCCTTGTTGAGGACTGTGATTGCTGTGCCTACTGGGAAGGCTACAGAGGCATTGGTAGGAATCTTGAACGCTACTGCTGTTGCCTTGTTCATAGGCACTAGGACTTGATACTGATCGTCAAGGACTGCTGTGTAATCTGCTGTCGCGTCTGCATCGACGGTAAAGGTCACTAAGCCGTTAAAAATTGGGGCTGTCAAAATATCCCCTGTAACCGTTGGGAAGCCTGTTGCCATTATTTATCTCCTAGTAAGTCATTGCACTCACGCCAATTATACCGCGTTCTGTGCTTCCTATAATGAATCCATCGGTTATGGGTTCAAGTGTTGTTACTGTTACCTGCATTGAATTAGGGCTGATATTCCACGATAGACCTTGGCATTGCAAAGTCTTAACGATAGTAGAGCCATCTGGCTGGATATTACTGATTCTTAGATTGTCAAAGTAATCCAAACCAATCATTGTGTCAGTCGGTACTGCTGGGTCTAGTAGATCGACGAGCATCTGGTCAATGCGGATAGTTGTCTCAGCTCTAGTGGCTACATAGGTAGCAGCGATATTCAGGGCATTGGCATCGGTATCGATAACTAAATCCTGTGCGCTGTACTGGTGAGGGAAGTATTTAGCAATGCTGTCTGCGTTGGCTGCGAATTGGGCTGTGCCGCCATAACGGGTTATCTGAGCCTGATTGATGATGAGCTTGTCATCAAAGGCAAACACTAGGTTCTTGTATGGAATACCACCGGTTTGATTGAATTCAATAGGAGTCCCAGAGATAGATGAAGCAACCTCATTACGAGACCTAAACACGGCTGTGCCTGAGCCATTGATAAAGAACGCACCCTGCTCTGAGAACTCTGCGTTCTTAACTGCTGCAAGGCTTGTGCGTAGGGTTGCTGGGTCAGCAATGCATTGGGATTGTCCAGTAGCGATTGTGCGCATATTGGAAGGGAATCCGACCTGATCTAGAATCTTGCCTATGCGTGTGCCGGTGGCTTGCCCTGCTCCTGAGTCTGCCACGGTTGTAACCTGAGCCAAGTTAAACAAGCGGAAAGCATCAGCGACATAGATATCGACATAGCCCATCTGTTCTGCTTGGTCATAGGTATAGCGATACTCGGTTGTATAGCCTGAGAATAAGAACTCTTGGGCTGTCGCTGTTGTAGCTGCAATACGCACTTTGCGCAAAGGCACTAAATAGCCGTAATACGGGCTGGCTGTGTTCTGTGGGTTGAAGTAAGAGTCTGGGTCAATAATGCGCACAACTGCTGTACCGGCGATGTATTGGTCTGCTTGAATATCTCTACCACGGTTAATAGTGATATTACGGACTTGAGAAGTTAGATCAACAATTGGAACTGGAACGGTAGATGAACCGAGTGTGCCAGTACCTAGAACTCCGTACTTAGCATCGCCAATCGTAAATGGATAGCCGAAAGTCGCACCTGAGCTAAAGTCAAAGGATACGGATATCTCAGCAGGTAAAGTCACGAGATAGACCAGCCGCCATTAAGTCGGTTAATAGATGATCCTGTGCCTGACATCGAAGTATCCTGCAATGCAGAAGCAATCTGCTTTCCATCGATATTAACTGATACCTGAATCGGTCCTGTTAAGTTAGATTGCTCTTCTGCTCTGCGGAAGCTGCCGGGTGTTGATCTAGGGAATGGTGTCACATTGGTCTGTGGAACTTCAGGTATCTCAGGGAATGAAGGATTATTATTCCAGCCAAGAGAACTGTTAAAGTTAGGGTCGCCTGTGACTATTAACGCAGCCTTCTTTGCTAGTTCATCTAGATATTTACCCCATGCAGCAAACGGGTTCTTAGCGTCTGGAAGGCTTGCAAGATAACCTGCTAAATCCTTGCTTAGTCCTTGAGCCGCTGCGATTTCAGCAGTTAGTTTCTTGGCTTGTGTTTCATTGCCAATTAGCAAAGCAAACTGAAGTTCAACGCGCTTACGATCCTCATCAGATAACTTACCCTGAAGCGCAGCAATGAGTTGAATCTGCTCTAAGTCAAAGATTGAGCCAGCCTTCTTGAGAGCGGCTTGTTTCTTCTGCTCTGCCGTTAAAGCCTTAGTTGCCTTTACTTGAGCATCTTGCAGTTTCTTCTGCTCTGCTTGGCGTCTCTTCTCTGCTGCTTGACTAGCTGAGTAAAGGTTAGCTTGAGACCCACCCATAAAGCGGCGACCGGCTGTTGGTCGAGGTGAGGCTTCTGCTCCTAAGCCAGCAAGAAGATTAGGGATACTGTTGCGGAAGTTCAATTCTATAAGTCTGCTTAGTAATCCACCTGTGGACTTCTTATCCAAGTCAGTTAGTTTGCCAGCCAATACTCCAACGCCACGAATGGCATCGGCAGTAAAGTTTGATAGTTCAGACATGGCATCAGCGACATCTTGAATATCTCCATCTTTGCCACCGGCTAGAGCTAGTGCATCGACTAAGCCCTTGCCAATTACTTCCTTGGCGTTCTCAGATGCAACAGTAAGCACTTGCAGTTTGCCAGCATAGGTATCAAGGAAGGCTGCGTTAGCCCCTGAGAACTGAGCATTGAAGCGTTGCTGAACTTCTGTAAATGAGACGGTTGTGAGTTGTGCCTTGGTAAGCCCAAGGTTGTATTTTCTTAATCCTCTTGTGTTGCCGTTGTAGGCATTAGCCAAGTCCTGAGATACGGTTGTGAGATCGATGCCGCTTGCTCTTGAGGCTTCGATAGCCATCGTCAAGAGTTCCTGAGACTTAGTTAGTGATCCAGTTGTGGTCAGCAATGCTTGGAAGGCAGGGCGCAGTTGATCATCAAGGACTGAACTGCTTGACTCGAGCTTAGAGATGTAGTTATCAATCTGGGGCTGTGCAAAGGCTAACCCTAGGTTCTTGACTGCTACGGATAAACGATTGGCTGCTGCCTCATCTTCGGCAAAGGCTTTGACTGATGCCTTGCCGAAAGCAACAATCTTAGTAACTGCAAAGACTGAAAGAAGCTGCTTGCCTAGTTTGCCAACAGCCTTGTCGAGTGAACTGGTTGCCTTCTGTGCCTTAGTAAAGGCTGCTTTGCCGGTGAACTCCGAAGCAATATCAACTCTTAAATCTGCCACTAGACGGGTCTCCTTGCATTAAATTTAGCTGCTGAAGTCTCGATTGCTTTGAGAACTCCTGCTGTCGCTTTGCCACGATCTTCCTCGAAGGCTTTGAAGATTGCTCTACCTGTCATCTTCTGACCTTGACCAACTAATTGACCGCCGAGCTTTGGAGTGAAGTTGCCAGTAACGCCAGACTTGCGACCGGCTGTCTCATAAATAGCACCGGCAGCAGACTTATTAAAGATAGATGCCAAGGCTCTAAATCCTCGACGATTGGCTTTGCTAGGGCTGCTCTTGTAGCTGATGCCACGGCTGACCTGAGTTCTGTCATAGTAGCGATTAGCCCAGCGACCCTTAGCGCCCTCGCGCTTAAGCCAGCCAGATGGCACTTCTGAGTTAGAAGGTAAGAAGCCTCGAGCGTTTCTAGTTACCGGCTTAAGAAAATTAGCAATCTCTTTGGTTGTCTCTTTGGCTAAATCCGGCTCAAAGTTACGCAATGCTTTACGAAGAGCGACGGCGCCTTGCAGTTGAACTGGCATCGCTTCGCTCCTTCGCTATGTCCTTAAGGACTTCTATATGTGCCTTAAACGCCACCGCAGGTAGTTCCACGATGGATTGGAAGGGAACTCCATACTCATAACTCAGACGAACTGCGAGATAAGTAATGGAGTTCCGATCCACCCTTAGACTAAAGGGTCAGACTCTAAGACCTCAACTGACTTGAGTGTCTCAAGGAACTGTTCCCCGAAAGGTTTAACGGTTTCACCTGAGCGCCTGATTGCTTCCCAGCAGAGCCAATATACATCTGACTGCTTCTGATCCTCAATCAAGGCTTTGTGAAAGCCCTTCTTGGCGTATGCTTCAAAGCTATATTCAAGAACAGGAGTTATCTCAAACTCTTGCACTTGTCCATCAGCCCTTGTTACTTTGATTTTTGCCATTTTTAGCCCCTTTGTTAGTTATTAGGAAGTTGTTACGGCGATTGTACCGTTTACATTCCAAGTTACGCTCTGAGTTGAGAGGTCGCCAACTGCACCGTTGATAGGTGTTGTGTTATTGACTAGGCAGCTCATTGTGTAGAGTGGGTTTGTAGCTGATACTACTGCAGAAGTCTGCTTGACTGTAACGGTTGTGCTTGTTCCCCATACAGACTGAAGTGTCTGGAGTGTCTTTGAAGTTGCTTCATCATTGAAGAAGTCGATTGTGATTGAAGATGCTTCCAAGCCCTTGACGAACTTGTGTCCTGAATCGCCCATTGCTGTAACTTCAAGCTCATCGAATGAGCGGTTGATTGTTACTGCTGAGACTAGGTTAGAGAGATCCACCGCGTTTACAGTAAGAACCACTCCGTTGCTTAGATATACTGACACGGCTTATTCCTCGTCTTTCTTAGTTGTTGGTTTTGGTGCTGGAGCTGCCTGACCGATTTTAATCAGGAACTCTTTGTTCTCTTTTTCCCATTGTGCTAAATCGGTCATGATTTAACTCCATTCCGTTAGGGTACTGATTGCAATGTCGCAAGTCAGTAAATCTCCAGAAGCGATGCTTAGAACGCTTGGTGCGCTTACGCTTCCTACATTAAAGACAATGCTGGAAGCGTCTAGGAGCGCAAAGACTCGAACGATGTCGGTCTCGATGCCAGCAAGGTTGCCCTCATTGTCTAGCAATGGAACAAGGATTTGAATTCTAAAGTTAGCCAAGGGCGCAACAGAGGTTCTCTCATTGTTGGTTGGGGTAATGTATGGATCAGCAGGGGTGATGATTACTGAGTTAGCAATAGGCGTAGAAGGCGGGAAGGAGAACACGCTGTACTTGGTGTTGTCTGTAAGAGCTGACGCAATGCTAGATCGTAGGGTGGTTATCGCTGGCATCAGCCCACCATAGAACGAGGGTCAAGATATGGAGCAAGCAAACCACGAACGCGAGCCAAGAGAGTGTTACCCATGCGGTAAGGGCTAGGGGTAAAGCCATCGATGGATACGCCACCGCTTGAAGGAGCTTGACGGCTCTGCCAGATATCGATTGAGATCATAAGGCTGGCTTCCTGTACTGCTGGCTCGGTTGAATAATCTGTGTAAGTAGTTGCCGCTACTTGACCATAAGGGTAAATCGGGTG